GTCCCTTTACTTCTTGTCCCGCACCAATTATCTGATATCCATCAACTCTTTGGTTCCCATTAACTTCATCTCGTTCTTGAACTATATATGAACTATGTACATAAATAGATTTATTACACTTCAATCATTTTACTTCAAGATTGCCAGTAATTTCTATATCATTCTTGAAATAAACAGCTTCATCAGGGTGTATGAAATCTCCATCTATCTTTTTATTGGTATAAACATTATATTTAATTTCATCAAATATTTTTGTTTTCATATTTAATTTTGTGATTACTTATTATTCATCTAACTCAATATTTTTTGGTTCAGGTAAAATAATATCTAATTCTGCCATCTTTCTTGCTATTTTTTCAATATATTCACTAAATTCTTTTTCATTCAATTTTGTTGTTGATTTAATAATTGGTATTGATCCGCTTCTATCTGTTAAAAACATCGCTTTAAAGGTATTGTGTAAATCATCAGGATCTATCCCTGTATAGTTGCTAATATAATCTAAATAAAATCAATATAATTTATTTTGTTTTATTGTTCTATCTTTCTCGTCTGGTTTAACAATAACTCTAACTTGCTTTCCTTCCAGATGACATAGCCATTGATTAAATTTATGGCTATTAGAAAGAAATAGTTTTCCATTTTTTATTTTGGCAATAAAGACTGGAATATATTCTGACATATTTACATTTCTGATTCATTATCATAAATTTCTAAAGGATTTTCGCTTTCATTATTTTCTTCTATTTCAACTAATTGTTTTTGATCCTCTTCCATTTTTTTAACCAATTCTTCAATATCTATTTTTTGAGATAAAGCTTTTTCTTCTTCTGGTGTTAGTTTACTAAATGGTCTTGGGAGCAAAGTATATTCTACATCTATGGTACCTGCATTCTTGGCATTTATCAATAAATCATAAGGCATTGGAAAATCATCAAAACCATATTCAGAATCTTCTTGAAAAACTTGTATTTGTTTAGCAATTGTATAAGGAAGGAATGCTAATTTAATTTTAACATTTTTTTGATTTTTTCCATCATCAATAAATTCATCGTTTCTATCAATTACATAGCATACTAATTTGAAATTTTTTCTACCTTGATAATAGTTAGTGTAAGGAATAAGACGGGAAACAATTCTAATTTTGTTTTCTCCCTCTCTAAATTTGAAAGTAGTATTTTTATTATTTTCATAAGGCTTTAAAACATCTTGTAATCTATACATATTTTTTATTTTCTTTTTTATTAAATTTTTCGACCTTTATTTTTTATTACAGTTTTGAGTATGATTTTTCCATTCGTTGTAATTGTTATATCTCTGATAGCATCCATTCTTTTTCAACAAATTTCATATCTTCTCAAACTCTTTTTCTTCAGATTCTTTATTTGTTTTTGGTTTTTTTGGTATGGGCAAAGATAATAATTTTTTTTCATCTGCTCCACCAATAGGAACTATCATTTTAATTGCTGATGTTTTAATAATCATATCATCTAAAATTAGAACTGTTTTGCCTTTTGCTATTGATTCTTGGTATTGCCTAAAAGTTTTTTCGTCAATTATAAATTCGGAAGGAATGTCATCATCTTGATTTTTTTCTTGGTATAAAACTAATTTATATTTCATATTTTATTTTATGATTTTATAAATCCTATTTTGTCAACAGTTTCTTGTTGCTTCAACTTCTTTTTTACTTTAATCTCATTTATTTTCGCAATAATTTTATCAAAATTTCTCAATAATTCAGAGGGTTTGAATGCTTTCGCACTATTGTAGGGCATAATATTTAGCTGGGGAAGTATTTTTTCTATTAGAGATTGAAGTTTTTCGAAGGGATATTTCTCTAACAATTTCTCGCACGCCTTTCTTTCTGTCTTGTTTTTATATCAATCCTGGTAAGTGTTAGGAGACACATTTCTAAATTCTCCTATTAAGGAGTTAATAAGTGAAGAGGGGATTTGAGATGTTTCCGCAACGCTTTGCGTTGCAATATTATTAGTATTGTTAATATTAGTATTGTTAATATTAGTATTGTTATGGGCTATACGGTGGCTCTGGCTTTGTGCGTCAAATGGCTCTGGCTCTGTTGTAGAATGGCTCTGGCTTTCCATAGCTATATGGTGGCTCTGGCTTGTTTTCTTTTGTCTTTTTGCTTTAATTGGTTGAGTGGGTATAATTCATTCTGATTTATCTAATAAAGTATAAATATTGTTTTTTCATCTTTTAGTGAGTGGGTCTTTTTCTCTGCTAATATCAATAAGTTTATAACTTTGAAATATTTTAAGATATTTTTTTACTGTGCTAATACCAATATTATTTTCTGAGGCAATAGTAGCAATAGAAGGAAAACATTGTTGGGTTTCATTATTAGAATGTCTACATAAACTAACATAAATCGCTGTCCCAATAGCACCAAAATATTTAGCATATCCATTCAAATATTCATTATCTAATCAAAATCAATTCTTTTCTCTTTGGTCTCTTATTTTAAATAATTTATTTTGTTCCATATTTATAATTTATTTTTAAAGAAATATGGCTCCAAAGGAGCATCCATTAACCCATTGCTGGGCTGGTGGACGCACCTTTGAAGCCATTAAGTAATTGCTATCCACCACTCAATGAATGCTCCAGCATATTTTGCTGAAATAATTATAACAAATTTATTTTAAAAGTCAAGAGGTGAAGAAATTTCTTTTCCACAAGTTATCCACAATGTTATTGTTCAACTATTTCTCATTTATGTCAACTTTTCTTTTCATTTTTTCTAATTCATCCTAATTTTTCCATTGTGTTCATATGAACTCTTACTCCTTCTCTTGTTCATCCAAATTTTTCTCCAATAATTTTATAAGAAGGAGTGTGATGATGCTCTTGATAATATTTTTTAATGAATTCAAAAACTTTTTTATTACTATTAGTTATTTTTTTGATAAATTCTTCGCTGTGTTTTCTATGACTTTTGTGTGGAATTCCTTCAATAGTTTGATTATGTGTTTTCATATTGTTTGATTATGTTTATATAATTTTATTTCTCTAACCAGTTTGTCGCCTTTTTGTCCAAAAAAGACAAAATAAACTGGCTTTTTAGTTGCTTGATATTCTGCTTCTGCTTGGTATCAATATTTTTCTCATTTTTCAGGATCACTATCTTTACATTCGAGAACAAATTTTTTGAATTCAAAATCTGGTTTTACTACAAGAGTTATTTGATCGTCTATTTCGATTTCATACTTGGGGTTTCAAATACATTCTTCTTGGGAAAAATATTTTGTGAAAATTTGATTTAATTTTTCCTCTTTTGCTTCCCCTTGAATGATATGTGAGATTGATATGTCGTTATATTCCTGCTTTATACCAAAGTTCTGTGGAGTTATGTATCCTTTATCAATACCTCATAACTCACTGGCATAATATCTTCCTGGTATTCTATCGTGTTGTTGATCTTCTATATATTTCATTGCTAATTGATTGATATCCATTTTAATAATTTATGTTTATTAAGTTATTTTAACCTTTTATTTTTTATGTTTAGATCATAGCTTCCAACTGATTTACAGTTGTAAGCTATTTTCTAAATATAATTTCGTGTATGTCTAATTAAGATCGTCAATATTTATTTCTGGTAGATCTATTTTATCTCTCCTGCTGCTATCTTTTCGACCTCCAAATTCTTCTAAAATAGCTCGTGTAGTGGTAGTAGCTAACGCTATTATTTCTTTTACCGTTTTCTGATCAGGAATGCCTTTTTCTGGGGTTGTGAGGTTCATAAGAAGAGAGTTTATTGTCTTTGCCATAAAATCTCTCGCTTCTTTTTCTAATCAATTTGTTTGAGGATTATGTACTGGGTATCCCATATTTATTGTTTAATTTTTTTATTAAATTTTGCGACCTTTTGTAGCGATATCACTTGGCGATGTTTTTTCTTGCTCTCATTGATTTATAGATTTTATATATTCTTGCCAAGTAGATACCACAGTAGTTAATACACTTTCCAAAGATAATACTTCTTGAAGCTTATATCACATTAAAAACTCACGTTCAGACAGAGTTTCAGGATCTATTCCTATCTCATTCAGGATCTTTAATGTTTTATCAAAATTATCACGTTTATATTCTTCTATTATTTTTTGCATATTCTTTATATCATCAAGAACATATTGTGATAAGCGTCATTCGTATTTTTTCGCTATTTTGTTTAATTCTTTTTTATTCATATTTTATATTTAATTTATTAAAGTTCTAACATTCTGCATCATATTGGCAATCTCCTTGCTTTTTGATGCAATGATAGATTTTGAGACCCAATTCAAGGCTATGTAAGTTATATTCTTCTATTTTTTCTGGTACCTTTTCAGTCATTAGTTCTTTAAGTCAATCTATCTCATCTCAAAAAAGTTCATATTTATTGTTTATATCTTTGAAATGATTGACAACTTTATTAAAATATTTATTTGGTATTGACAAACATTTAAGGCATTCTTTTATTCCTTCTTCACATTCTTTTATATCTTCTGCATAATAAGTGATGATATTAGGTTCTACTGGCTTTGCTCCAAATCTCTCTCCATCTGTAGAACTTTGGACAGCAAAACCAAATCTTCCTTCAATATCACCTGTGTAAAATCTTCCCATATTTATTGTTTAATTTTTTTATTAAATTTTGCGACCTTTAATATATTTTTATTCCGCTAATTTACTAATCTCTTTCATTCTGTCTTTCCAAGAATTAAGTATCTCTTTTGCTTCTTCGGGAGTTTTCTTAAATTCATCTACTAATTCTGTTTCTATATCATTTTCGCTTTTACCGCTAATAGTTCATTCATCAATTAGCGGGAAGAAACTTGTATTATCTTCTTTTTTCTTAATCGGAATAACTTTTGCTAAACCTATTGGAAAATATAACTGTATTTCTTGACCAACTTGTTTAACTTCGCCTCTCCTAATTATATCATCTAATTTAAATTCTCATATTTCAGATTTAACATTATCTATATATCGTAGAGTTTCTATTTTGTATTTGTGTAATTCTTCTAATTTATTTAGCGGTATTGATAATTGCCTCGTCATCCATAAGACAGCCTTGCTGAAGCAAACTTGTTTTGTGTATATTTTGTTAGCATAATCAATCTGACCTTGATTGATTTTTTTGCTTGTTATGTTTTTCATAATTTTATTTCAATTATTTTACTTCGGCATCTATGGGTATATTATGGGCATCGCACATCTCCTTTTCTCATTCAGTGAGATAAAACAATGGGTATTCTTCGGCTCATTTTTCATATTGATGGCAAGTTGTTATTTCTTGCCTATTGATGCCTATAACTATCACAAAAGCTAAAGTTATTATTGCTAATAAAAATAGTATTATTTTTATTATTTTATTCATATTTAAGATTTATTTTTTTAATTTTTTAATTTTGCTGATTTATCTTCAGTCAGTAATTTGTTCATAATTCCACAAAATAATAATAACTGAAGTAGTGCTAAATCGGTATTATCTATCTTCTTTTCTTTTTCGTTTCTTTTTGTTTTTGTTTGTTTTTTCATATTTATTGTTTAATTTTTTTATTAAATTTTGCGACCTTTTGCTATTTTAACGTTTCTTTTTCTTCTTCTGCTTTTTCGTTAAAATATTCATTATCTACATTGATTAGCACGTGTCCGTTTTTAAGTTCAATTGCATCATTCGCTTTCTTTTTTATATCTTCATAACTCATATTTAGCCAATATTCTGCCGTTTCTTTGTCATCATATTCGATCCATTTATTGTAGAGATCTATTGTATTAGTATCCCCTTTCGCGTATATAACTTTGAGCGCTTCTTTGGAATAACCAATTCGATTGAAGGGATCGTTTATAAATTCTTCTTCATTTTTTGCTTTCATATTTTTAATTTAATTTTTATTAAGTTTTTTTGCGACCTTTGGCAAACCTGTTTCAACAAATTTGCCTGATTTTAATTTGCCATTTTTAAATCTCCCGCAAGTTAAGACTTTATTTTTCTTTTGATCAATAAATTCAGTAAATTCAGACTCACCTATAATAACATCACCCTCCACATTATACTCTCCTTTTACTTCGGAATATAAAGATACAAGGGATGATTGTGCTTTCAAATTTCCTCCTATTTTTTGTCAACCGCCGATACTCTGTCATCCACCAATGGTTTGATTACCATCTATAATTTGGTAATATCGTACCATTTGCCATTCGCCGATTTCTTGCGATCCTTTTACTTCTTGTGCTTCTCCAATTTCTTGATACTGATAAATTTCTTGATTTCCTTCGGAGATTATTTGAAAGCCTGTTACTTCTTGGCTTCCTTTAATTTTTTGGTTTCCTCTTATCTCCTGATACCCCAAGATTTTTTGATAATTTCCTATTTTTTGGTCGCCATTTATATATTGGTATCCTTTTATTTCTTGGTATTGGGAAATATCTTGAGATCCCCCTATATTTTGATTCCCCCCAATTTCTTGGTATTGGGAAATATCTTGGGAACCAACAATATTTTGATAGCTTCCAATTGTTTGATAGCCTTCTATTTTTTGCCATCCAACAATATTTTGGTAACCTCCTACTTCCTGAAAGCCTCATACTTTTTGATTGCCCAAGACTTTTTCTCATTTATATACGGTATAGTTTCCTCACACTTCTATTGATCCTTCACATTCCAAGTATTTTACTTCTAAATCGCCTTTAATTAAAACATCGTTTTCAAAACATACAGCTTCATCAGGATGTATAAAATCACCTTCTATTTTTGTATCTGTATAAATTTTAAAGTCTATTCCGCAAAAGTTTTTTTCTTTCATAATTATTGTTTAATTTTTATTAAATTAAAAACCTATTATACGATAGCACTCTAAATCGTAGAAAAATAACTGTATAGGAAACTTTCAATTTTTTTTCATAATCACAATCTTGTGTTCTTGCTTTTCTCCTGTTCCTTTTATTGTTTCGTCTATCATACAAGATTGCTTATCTATTTTTTCTCAAAAATCTTTATAATCGTTGCCTGTTGCTTCTTTTGTGCCTCTACTAACTCATCAATCCAATATCTCTTTTTTTGTTTTCATATTTATTGTTTAATTTTTTTATTAAGTTAAAAACCTATTATACGATAGCATTCTAAATTAAAAATTAACTATTTTTGCTATACTCGTTTAATACTTTTTCTATATACTCTCGTTGAGGATCTTGCCATTCGATCTTATATCCATCTTTCTTAGCATCTTTTGCAATAGCGTTAGCCTCATAATCGAACACTATTTGTTGATTTAACTTTCCTCAAGTTTCTTTATCACCTTCTACACTGATTGTATAACTACCTCCTCCATTTATTGCTCTAAATGTTATTTTTTTCATATTGTTTAATTTATTTTTTTAAAGTGCTTTTTATCGACGTTTAATTTTTATTAAGTCAAGTATAAACAATTTTTTTAAAAAAGTCAATAGTTTTTAGTGTTTTTTTTAAAAAGTTTTCCACAGGCTACCATATCACAAGCAAGAGTGCTTGTCAAGATTGACATTTTTAAATTACGCATTTATTATTAAATTAGCAAAGAAAAAAACAATCAAAAAAAAAGAAAATTTGAAAAGAAAATCGCAACCCGCTTAAATTTAAAAAAATTATATAATAAATGAATTTTATCATTATTTAGAGTTTATATAAGAATTAAGGATTTATTAGAAGGAGTTCTTTAATAAAAGAAGGAGTAAATGTTCCGGATTATGAAGAGTTATAATATCTCATCCAATCTCTCATTATTTAGAGTTAGAAAGAGTTGCCCTGCTCATTGATTACTGCCCGCATATTTAGAATTGATAGTTTAGAGATTATGTCCGCTTATTCCCAGTTTATTTATTATAAAGAGTGAAAGAATGTTTGGAGTTATGCTTGCCCGTGTTGTTGGTTTGGTAGAGTTAGATTACGCCCGCTCATTCCTCGCTCATTTATTAAGAGAGTTTAGATCACGCCCGCTCATTGCTAAAAATTTTTAAGTTATACCAGCATTTATTATTTAGGTGGTGTTTATAAAAAGTTATTGATTGTGTGTGAGTGAGAAGATAGACTGGGGGGGACCAGAAAAAGGGGGGTTGAGGGAGGAGGGGAAAAAATAACTACTTCCCATAACATTTCACAATATTTCATAACATTTCACAATATTTTGATATCCCACAACATTTCACAAAATTTCCCAATATTCCCCATTATTTCACAATATTTATTGACAAAATACTAATTAAAATGTATGCCTAGAAGAACAAATGAACAAATTTTAGAAGAAAAAAGACAACAAGCTAGTCAAAGAAGGATAAATAACTTTGTTTCTCAAATCAAAACAGGTCCAAGATATTTAAAGAAAATAGATTGATTTATTGAACATAATGTAAAAACAAGGAAAGAATGACAAACCTTTGATGAATTAGAACAAAAGCAAATTATTAAATTGATAGAAGAGAAATTTAGGCAGCACAAACTTAAATTGAAAGAGAATATTCATAAAGCTACGTTAGTTCATACTAAATTGTCTTTAATTAGAAAACCAGAAGCAAATGGGAATGTAGTAAAAGCCTTGAAAGAAGCATTTAGTTTAGATAGTTCTATTGAAGAAGCTTGTGCTTATGCTGGCATCAATCAAAAACAATATTATGAATTATTGAAGCAATTCCCAGAGTTAAAAGAACAATTTGATAGTGTTAGACAGTTGCCTATTCTAATTGCCAGAGATACTGTCATTAGAAATATAGCCAAAGATGGCAATTTAGCATTAAAGTATTTAGAGAAAAAGAAACAAGATGAGTTTGGAGAAAAATCTACTATCAATGTGTATTCATTAGAGAAAATAGCTTTGGCGATTCAGGATTTAGCAAATGATAAACAAATAGAAAATGGATCTTAATTCTTTATCCTTAGATCAAGATAAAAATAAAAATAATATAGAGAAAGTAAAAGACTTAGTAAGATTATTATATAAAAATGACAAAGGAGAACCTTTCGAAATGACAGATGGACAGGCAGAGATTTTTTTAGAGATCTTTCAAAGAAGACACAAAAGAGTTCATATAAGCTGCTTCACTAGGTATGGAAAGAGCTCTATCATTGCTATGGCTGTTTTAACAAGAGTTTCTGTGTTTCCAGAAAAATGAGCAATTGTAGCTCCAACAGAAGAAAAAGCACATATCATAATGAACTATCTCATCCAGCATATCTTTGATAATGAGCATACAAAAAGAAGATTTATGCTAGCACCAGGAGAAACAGAAGAAAACATAAGAAGATATAGAAATAAATCCAGAATTAACTTTAAAGTAGGAGAGGGGAAAATGGGAGAGGTATTTATTACAACTGCTAAAAATGCGATGGGGTTAGGAGCTCCAAACATTGTAGAAGATGAAGCTGCTTTGATTGATGATAAAGAACATAGCTTAGTGATGAGAATGTTGGGTGATAGTATGGATAATTTTTTGGTTAAAGTAGGAAATCCTTGAGATAGTGGTCATTTTAGACAAAGTGCAGAAGATAGCAATTATTACAAAATAGTTATTGATTGAAGGAGAGGAGAGAAAGAAGGAAGAATAACAAGAGATTTTGTAGAAGAAAAGAGAAATCAGTATGCCTTTGATGTGTTATATGAATGCAAGTTTCCTCCTTCTGGAATTGTAGATAATAAAGGTTGAATTCCTTTGTTGACAGAAGAAGAAATAAAAAAATCTTTTGTTCCAAAGGATCTAAATGTAGGGTTTGGAGTGAATAAATTAGGTGTTGATGTAGGAGGAGGTGGAGATTTTAGTGTAATTGTTCAAAGATATACTAATTTAGCTAAAAAAATTTATAAAAAGCAGACAAATAACACAATGGAAGTAGCAGAAGCAGTAGTTAATTTGAAAAAGCAGGAAAATATCCCAAATAATTATGTTTTTGTTGATATAATTGGCTTAGGAAGGGGAGTTGGAGACATTTTAGATAGAATTATTTGTGGTGTAAATAAAGTAAATGTAGCAGAAAAACCAGTAAATCCTATTGATGCAGAGCAATTTGTCAATTTGAGAGCGATGTGCTATTGAAAATTGAGAGAATGAATTCTAAAAGGAGGTAAATTAGAGCAAGATGATGATTGATTGCAACTTACAGAGATAAAATATAGAACTAAAATAGAAGGAACAAAGGGAAAAATGGAAATTATACCAAAAGAAGCTATTTTAGCCAAAGGAAAGGGAAGTCCAGACGTAGTTGATGCTTTAGCTTTAACTTTTGCCACAGAAGATATTCCTTATTTTGCTTATGATAACGAGATGGCAACTGCTAATGCCTCTTTTGACCCTCATAATCCCTTACCAGAACTTTAATTTATAATTAAATATTAAAATGGAAGAAAATAAAAAAACAATTCCAATAGAAGAGAAAGAAAAAAAGGATGCTAATCAATTAAGATATACACCAGAAGAGCAAGAATGACTAAAGAAAATTCAAACTAGGTTAGAAGAATCAAGTTTAATTCGCTCTCGACCTTTCGTAGAATTTGATGATCTAACCTATGAAGAATATTTACAGAAATGCGATGATTTAGCCAATACTCGTATTCAACCAAAGAAAGATAAATCAGATATTCAATATCAATCAGGAACATTAAGAACTAAATTATTCTCGTTTCTTTCTTCTCTTTCTTCACTTAATTTAGAGCCAGAGATTATGGCTTACAATGGAGATAACATTGCACTTCAAAAAACAGCAGAAGTATTTAACGATATTTTAGAAAAAACGAATGAGCTGGATAGAGATGAAGAAAAAAGAATTTTAAGACAATATGAACTTTTAAAAACTGGTTTTGTTTTTATAGAAGAAGTATGAGAGGAAAAAGATGTGATTAGAAAAAATATTCCGCAAGGTTATAATGGAGAGTTTAGAGCTAAAATTCCTACTTATGTAGAAAAAGTAGAAGCAAGACCTCAAAGGAATATTTTAGATCCCAGAGCAGTATTCTTAGGAGATTATACAAAATACTTTATAGAAGAACAACCATACATTTTTACAGTTTCTTATTTAGAATATGAAGAAGCCAGGCAGATTTTTGGTAATTTTGAAAATTGGAAGTATGTTAGCAAAACATATACCCCATTAGAAGCAGGTGTTTCTCAATCTATGGTGGAAATGAACTGACGTTTAATTCCTGAAATGGCTAAAAATAAAACAGAAATTGTTCGTTATTCATCTAAATTAGATTGTGAATATCAAGTGTTTTGCAATGGAATACCAATGTTTCCTATCCACTTTCCTTTCTTTTGAGGTTATAATGAATATAACATTACTCAACAGAACCTTAAAATGATAAAAAGCAATTTTGCTTATGGTAAATCATTTATTTATGAAAATAGCAATTTATCGCAACTCATAGATGAAATGAGAAGGTTAGCTTTATTGAAATCTCAAAAGTCATATATGCCCCCATATCTCAATTTATCAGGACGAGTTATTACTTCTAAGGCATTTATGCCTGGACAGATTAATATGGGCATTCCAGCAGGAAGTTTAGTTCCTTTATCAGAAAAAGAAACACAAGGTATTACAAATTCAGAGTTTAACTTAATGCAGGAATTAACAATGGAGTTAGATAGGCAAACAGTTTCTCAAACTTTTTCTGGTGCTTTAGAAGCTCAAAAGAATATTACTGCCACTCAAATCAATCAGCTCCAAAGGCAAGCAGATATAATGCTAAGCATTATAAATTTAAGTTGCTCATTTTTAGAAGAGAAATTAACTTTCATTAGGCTGATGAATATTTTGAAAAATTGATTTAAGCCAATCGATAAAATACCTGATAAAACTAAAAATACTTTACGAAATAAATATAATATTCTTTCTAAAATGGTTCAGATAGGCGATGAAGGTTTGGGAATTAGATTCATAGTTCCAATAGATGAATTACCAACTGAACAAGAAGTTTTACAAGAGGAGCAAATAATGTCGAGAGAGATGGGAATGCCTATTAGAATAATTTATTTAAATCCTAAACAATTAGACGAGATAAAACTTCATTGAATAATTAAAGTTAATCCATCTTTAAGAAAATCCAGCGATTTGAATAAGATAATGTTTAGACAAATGGTTAGTGATGCTGTTTCTCTTGGTTTACCACTTAATCCTCAGTATATTAGAGAACAGTTTGCTCTTATTTGGAATAAGGATCCTAAAAAATTATATGCTGCTGCTGGAGAAGCTCCTGCTATTCAGGTAAATCAAGGACAAAATCAAGAAAATCAAACACCAGAAGGAGTTGTTACTACTCCGCCAGTTATTCAGGCACCTCAGTTTTATACTGCTCCTGGTGAATAAATAAATAATAATTATGGATTTAGAACAAGCTAAAAATAAAAATAAAGAATTATTAGAATCAGTTGGATTTGATAAATTATCTCAACCGCCAAAAAGTTTGGACGAGGATGAAATAAAAGAAATGGCTAGCCAAGCAGAAATTCTTTGAAAAAGATATTTTGAAAATGAATTAAATAAAAAGATTTTAGAACAGTTATGAACTCTGGGAACAGAAATAAAGGATGAAAAGGATTTATTATTTGTTAGAGGAACATTAAATGGTTTATTGATAATTAAGAATTGATTTATGGAGCAAATTAACATTTCAATGTCAAGATTTAATAAAGAAGAATAGGTCGTCGCTGTTCCTTATGTCAGCGTTAAAAAAACATAGAGTTAAAGGTCGACTTATTTAATTAACAATATTGAAAAAATTATATGGCAAAATACTATGACGAGTTAGGAAACGAGATAGATGCTTACTCCGAAGAAGAAGTAGAAAAAGTGAAAGAGGAAGTGATAGAAGAAGTTAATGCTAATAGAGAAGAAGAAATAAATGCTTTAACTGCTCAATTAGAAGAAAAAGAAAGATTATTAGAAGAATTTAAAGCCCAGATGGAAAAAGAAGGAGATAAAAGTAAGAATTTGATAGGACAAAGAAAATTGCTGGAAAAGAAAGAAGACGAAATAGATCTTTTAAGACAAAAGGTTAATGAATTGGAAACAAAGTTTGTCCAAACCCAAAATGAACTACAAGAAACAGCAAGAAAGCAAATTATAGATGATGTTTTATCATCTATGGTTGGCGGAAATAAAGAAGCAAGAGAAAAAATTTTATATCAGTATAATGAATTTAGCAACAAAGGAAATAATAGAGAAGAAATTAAAGAAAAATTGGAAAATGCTTTTCTCTTGGCTATGGGACACAAACCAACTCCAACATTTAATAGTTCTGTCTTTTCTTCCGCAACAAGTGGTTTTGTGAGACCAGAAGAACCAAGTGGTAATTATACACCAGAAGATATATCATTTGGAAATAAATTAGGATTAACACCAGAAGATTACCAAAAATATAAACCTAAATAAATTTAATAATATGGAAACAGAAAAAAAACAGAAAAATAAAACAGAAGAAACATCAGATGTTTCATTAGAAGAAAGCGAATTAAAGAAAGAAGAGAGTAGCGAAGTAAATAAGGAAAAGACAGAAATAGATCGTCTTATGGAGATGATAAAACAGCAATCTGATAAAATAGAAAAATTAGAAAAAGATAGAGATATGCTTCTTTCTGTTGCTGATAAAACACAATTATCTCGTTATTATTCTCGAAATCAGAAAATGCTTCCTACAAAAGTTAAAGTTAGAAAAATAGATGATAAGTTTATTGTTGGTTGAAGCGATATGATAGAAAACGAAGTTTATCAGGATCCCGCTACTTTAAGATGAGTAGAAAATCAAAAAATTAAAGTTATTTTTAGTGATGGTTCTTCTGGCATTTATAATTTACGAGATTATGTAAAGAGATATAAAACAGAAGAAGCAACAATTGTCTCTAAAACAATTGATGATTCAGATGGAAATACTTATTATACTGTTAGAGTACCAAGTGGTCAAGAATTCAAAATAAATGTTACTTTCTTAAATTAGATTGTTATGAAAGCAAAGGGTAAAAAAAGAGGAAAAACAACAATTCTTTCAAGGATAATTAAGATAGGTTTAACTAAAAATATTCAACCAGAACCTCTTAACATAATAGAAAATGAAGTAGAATTTGAACCTATTTTAGATAGTCCAGAAAGCGTTATCTTTGAAGGAAAAAAAGTAGTTTCTATTTTGGGTCAAGACAAAAGAAATAGTGCTTATAAATGTAAAATGGAAGATGGAACTTTAGAAAGTGTTCCAATGGAATTATTTAATTTTAATAATAATAAAAATTAAAATGACCATTGTTAAAAGAGGAAATAAATATGTCTTAATTTCTAAAAGCACTGGAAAAGTATTAGGAACGCATCCTAATAGGGCTTCTGCTTTGAAACAGGAAAAAGCAATTCAAATTAGTAAGGCAAGAAAAGCAGGGCATAAAATTCCTAAACCTAAAAAATAACTATGGATAAAAAACAATATATTGAAAATAAAGAGATAGAAAGTTATTCTATTGTTGAACGAAAAACTTATTTTGGCAATGAAATAGTAAAAGTAAAATTTACAGATAATTCAGAGAAAGAGATACCAAAAGATATATTTGATAAAATTGTTTCTGATACTGTAAGTGATGCTTCTACTGTTCAGAACAAAATAGCAGAATTTATAGCTGATAAAATTATAGAACTCTTTATTAACTATGAGATAAAAATTGTAGATATAGATTATATTTTTAATACTACGGTAAAATTACTAAATGCTGCCGTAGAGAAAGCAGACGAGAAATTGTGAAAGAAAGATAAATACGAGAAAACAATCTATGATGTTTGACAATTAGTTAAATAATAAAATAAATTTCGCCTTGTTAGCGTTAAAAAACTAAAACAATTATTACGAAGTTGTTATTACTGCGTTAAAAAAATAACTACTAAAAAAAGTCGATTTTTAGTAAGTTAATAAATTGAACTTTTTATAATGGCATTTGTAAGAAAACAAGGTAAAGTTAAATATATGTGGCTTCCAGTAACACCATCTACTGCATTATCTAAAAATTCATTAGTTGCTTGAAGTTCTGGCAAATTGGTTGCTGCTACTTCAACAACTAATCCAAAAGATATTGCTGGTGTTATAAAGCACGCTATTACTTCATCTGACAGTGATTATGCTTCTGATAGATTGGTAGAAGTTGAAGTGCCTATTGAAAAGTTTGTGGTTTATGAAGCTGATGTGACCAGCGGTTTAGTAGCTGCTGATATTGGTGCATACCAAGATCTAACTAACTCAACAACTGTTAATAGAGGTGCTTCTACATACGACGTTGTTCAGTGTGTAAAAGTGATTTCTACAACAAAAGGTTGATTTATATTAAACATTGGTCCTGATGCTTCTATTCACGCTTAAACTTAATTCAATATGGAACTAGATACAATACAATTTAATGATTTTGTTAAGAATGCTACTATTCTTTGAAATAAAAGTTATTTGAGTATAGACCAGACTATGCTTAATTCTGGTTTAGTGAAAGTAACTAATATTCCAGCTAATAGCGGTAATACACGAGAATTCTCATCAATTGATGCAGAAGAGTATGCTGCCTTCAAAGGTGAAGGAGAACAAGCTGCAAGAATGAAAATTCAGCAAGGTTATAACAAAATAATGTATGCTTATAGATTTGGTCTTAATGTAGGTATATCCTATGAATTAAGAACTCAAAATAAATATGCAGAAGTTATTAATGCTATAACTAACAATGCTAAAGCAGTAGCTAATCGTATGGACTTAGATTTAACACACAGATTAACATTTGGAACTGAATCTTCCTATGTTGATAAAGACGGACGAACTGTCTCTATCACTTGTGGTGATGGGTTTCCATTGTTTTATACTGCCCATACATTAGCAGGTTCATCTACAACATTTCGTAATAGATTGGCTAACAACCCAGTAGTATCAAAGGGTGCTATTGAAGCAATGGAGAGATTAATTTCAGAGGAAACTTATAACCATTTAGGTGAAAAAGTAGTTATTCCTTTTGATATTATTTTCTCTTCTGATGATGCTAATACCGTTAATACAATAAGAGAGTATCTTCGTTCTAATGCTTCACCAGACGCAGCTCATTCAGGAGTAGTAAATGTTTATGCTGGAAAGTATAGACACGTTATTCTCCCAAGATTAGCAACAACTGCAACTGGTGCTCCAAATAGCACAAAGAACAAGTATTGAGGTATTGCTTCTTCTCAATGATCTACATTTAATTTGGGTATTTGAGAAGCTCCACATCTATTACCTGTTAATGCTAATAACGAAGACATTCAAACTGATGATTGAGAATTTCGTTCTCGTGTTGGCTATGGAATTTGCATAGTTGACGCAGGTTGAATCAAGTTTTCGAGTGGAGACGGCACAGCTTAATTTTATCATTAAATATTTTGTGTAAGACACCGAGTTAATAAATACTTGGGAACAGAAATTTATTCCTTGTCCTGTGTCTCATTGGACAAGGAAGGAAAGTAATGAGACCCTTCCCTGTCTATTGAGACGGCTTGCTCCTAAATCCAGCAAGTAAAAAAAAGGATAAAGGTCGATAATTTAATTAAAATAAAATATTAATTATGGCTAGTTCAGGAAGAGAAAATCAATTAAGTAGGTATGGAGCAATATCAAAAATCCTTGATATGCCTATTACTGGCAAGGTTTTTTTGGTAGCTAGCAACTCTGATACTGTTTTTAGTTCTGTTTTACAGAATTTTCCTATTGATATTGATGGAGTTTCAAGAGTTTATTCTACTATTCAAGGGGCACTTGATGCTTGTTCTGATGGGAGAGGTGATCTGGTTTTAGTTTTGCCAAGAAGTTTGAAAGCTGGTGATACTGATCCTGGCGATTGAGCTGAAAATCTGACAGTTAACAAATCATTAGTTACCTTAATGGGTATGACTTCAGGACGAACACAAGGCAGATTGCCACAACTGAAAAAGGGTTCTGGATCAAGTCCATTGATTACTGTCAATGCTCCTGCTTTTAGGATTGCTAATTTTGGAGTGAATGGTGCTGGTTCAACAGGTGTCGGAATAAAACTAATGGCTAATGGTTCTACTGTTGATGCTTTTGGAGCAGTAATAGAAAATTGCCATTTTAAGAACTGTAAGGGTTCAACTGCTACCAATGCTGCTACTGGCGGTGCTATTCAACTCTCTGGTTCTCCTTGACAAATCCTAATTAGGAATAACAAATTCTATAAGAATGTTGGCGGAATTGTTTTATTAGATACTGCTAATAGTGTTCCACAAGATATTCATATAGAAGGAAACAGTTTTGCTTCTGCCGCTTCAAGTGTTGATTGCGATATTTATTTAGCAGGTGGAAGTGGTGCTGGTGCTGGTTTAGTTATTAGAGGTAATGACTTTGGCTTACAACCAAATATTGCTTCTGGAACTAATAAACTTTATATGGATTTGACTGGTTGCGATGAAGGAATATTGGCAGACAATTACTTTGCTACTGCCACTGGAACCTTCGGAGCATCTGGCAATGCTGGTAAAGTTCCAACTACTGTTAAAATTATTGGCAATTACATTGAGAGTGGAATATTAGCGAGAACTTAATAATATCCTCCTAAATCTTTATTATGAGAAAAACATCAAAGACAGAAGAAACTATTGTTTCTGAACCAAAAGAGCAGAATATAAATCAATTAGAAATTGATAAGATTTTGGGAGAATGCCACGATGGAGAAGATTATAAAATTCTCTTGAAAGATGGCTCAGTGAAAATTGTTCCAAAATTAGAAATTGATAAGAAATAGAATTTCTTCCTTGCGGAATTCGGGTTTTTGACGGTTTTCACCTTCAAGCAAAACCGTCAGAAAAATAATTTAATAAAATAATGCAAAAATAATATTATGGGAATGAGAAGATTTACGGACTTGCAAACAATTTTAGATGCCAAAGGTGCAACTGGTGTTGGTAATATTATTGATGTTTCAGATTGAGGACATTTGATGGTAATGGTTGGAACTAATGGTAATGCTAATCTTACGATAAAATGTCAGGGATCTATTTTAGATACTGCTCCTGATTTTAGTAAAGCCGCTTCAACCACAAATCATTGAGAATATATAGATCTGATTGACTGTGAAGATCATACTTCTATTGATGGTGATGCTGGTGTTGGTTTTACTGGCACTGATGATTGTCGTTTGTTTGAAGTTAATGTTAGTGGGTTACATTGATTAACATTTGTAGTTTCAGCACGGTCGGCAGGTAATGTTACCGTTAAAGTTAAATGTTTTGAATAAAACATCAATATGGAAAAAAATGTTAAAAGGAAGGAAGTAGATTGAACTCTTTTTATCAATCAAAGTAAGTTAGAGTTAGAAGCATTAAAAGATGAAATAAAAAAAGCACAACAAGAATTAGATGAACTTAACCAACATATAATTGATAAGGAAAAAGAATTGTCTAATTTAGATAGAGGAATTAAAGATAAACAAGATGCTGTTAATGATTTGAATAAACAATTATCTGATTTATGAGATAAAACTGATAGGGAAAATAAGAGTTTGACTAAATTGAAACAAGAACGCAAAATACAGGAGGAAGAATTAGAAAAATATATCAATGAAAAAGAGGCATTAAAGAAATCATTGGATACAAATTATTTGAAAGCTCAAGAAGAAAACGAAATGAAAATACAATTATTAAAAGATGAAATGAAGAAAGTACAGGATGAGAAAGTTGAATTAGATATTGTATTAAGTAATCTTCAAAGAGATATACGGGAATTACAAGATACTAAAACATTTTTAGAAAAGGCAATTATAGAAAATAAAGAATATCTTGATAATTTAACATCAAGTATTATAACTAAAACATCTCTTGATGGAGAACTAAATGACAAATTAGAAGATAAAAGATTATCAATACAAGAGAAAGAAGCAGAATATAAAGATATAAAAGAAAGAGTAGAAGAAGTAAGAAAAGAATTACTTCAAGCTCAATCTAAATTAGAAGCCAAACAATTAGCTATGGCTAACCTTTTGCAAAAGGAAAATAGATTAAATAATATGATAGAAAATGTAAAAGAATTATACAAAAAGATTGGTCAAGATATAAATATTTAATATTATGGGAAGTATAACTACAAAAGTAAAAATTGGTGATGAGGACGAGAATGTTATTAATCCAATGAGAGATGAAACAGGACATAATATTTTAGAAGCTCTTGGAGGTGGTTATGGTCTATATGCGGCATTATATGATGGTACTGATACATATGTTTGTTATCAGGATAAAAATGATAGATGAATGATTACTAAAATTAACAATGCTACAGGGCTAGTAACTTATGCAAAAGGGGATAGTGATACTGCTACTGCTTGGTCTAATAGATTATCTCAAACATATGCTGATTATAGTACTACTTTTTAATATATAAATAAAGTTTGGCAATATAGCAAGCAACCTTAAAGAATTAAATTATTCATAATGAGTGACTTTAAACTAGTAAAACTAATAGACCCAATTACTTTAAATTTAGGCGAGTTTAGATTAATGGGCGAATTTGACCCTTCAACATCGTATTCAGCTTATGATGTAGTTCATTATAATGGAGTATCTTATATTGCTAAACAAGATACTGTTGGTAATTTACCTACTGATACAACTTATTGACAAGAATTTGCGAGTAAAGGATCTACTGGTCCTACTGGTCCTACAGGTCCTACAGGACCAA